TACTCAATATTTTGTTCAACGTTTTATTGATAGAGTTACTATTACTTTATATTTAGCTCCAGGTGCTGCTGAAGCAGGTAATACAGTTAATTATTATTTTGTAAAAAGAATTCAAGATTCAGGTGTGTATACCAATGCAACAGATGTTCCTTATCGATTTGTTCCTTGTATGTGTTCTGGACTTGCTTATTATTTAGCAATTAAAAAAGCTCCACAAAGAGTTCAAGAATTAAAATTATTATACGAAGATGAATTACAAAGAGCTTTAGAAGAAGATGGTTCTTCATCAAGTTCATTTATAACACCACAAACTTATTATCCAGGAGTATAATGACTAATTTATCTAGAGGAAAATACGCACAGTTTATTTCTGATAGAAGTGGTATGGCATTTCCTTATAAAGAAATGGTAGTAGAATGGAATGGAGCAAGAGTTCATGTTTCTGAATTTGAACCTAAACAACCTCAATTAGATCCTAAACCTGCTGGAACCGATGCACAAGGATTACAATTTTCTAGACCAGATCGAGTAGAACCACCAGTAACTGTATTATTAATTCCTAATCCATTTGAAACAGTTATATATGCTGGTAACACATATATTAATGTTAATTCACAAAACCATGGATTAAGAACAGGCAACTTAGTTAGATTTAGAGGTATGGTAGGAAATCCTCCAACTCCACCGATTATTATAGATCCAACAAATGATAATGATTTATATTATTTTGAACCTATTCCAACATTTGATGGAGTTAGTGATATTGATAATGCTAATGGTTTTACAATTACGGTGGGAAAAATAAATTCTTCCGGTATTGTAGGAGATACATTAAACTATTTTTATTTCCAAAGTTCTGATACAGCTACTATTGGAAATATACAAGGAGGAGGAATTGGTTGTAGTTCAGGACCAGTTACATTAACACCATAATGACATACGCAGAATTATTACAAAAAATTAAAGATTATACAGAAGTAGATTCTAACGTATTTACGTCTACTATTTTAAATGGTTTTATTGAAAATTCTGAATGGAGAATAGCAAGAGATGTAGATGCGGACTATCTTAGACAGTACGCTACTTCTAATTTAGTAGCAGGTCAGAGATATATAAATATGCCTTCTCCATATTTAATTATTCGTTCTGTTCAAATGATTAGTAATGGAAATAGGCTTTTTTTAGACCCTAGAGATACTTCTTTTTTTGGTGAGTATAACCCAACAGATGCTCAAGGAGAACCAAAATACTACGGAAATTGGTATGAAAATGAAATTGTATTTGCTCCAGTTCCAGATCAAAATTATCAAATTCAAGTAAATTATATATTGAGTCCAGCACAATTATCTGCTACTAATACAACAACATATGTAAGTCAGTATTTTCCCAATGGCTTATTATATGCTTGTCTTGTTGAGGCTTATAGTTTTTTAAAAGGCCCTGCAGATATGCTTCAATTGTATGAAGGAAAATACAAACAAGCTATCGAAGGATTTGCAATAGAACAAATGGGAAGAAGACGAAGAGATGAATATCAAGCCGGTGTTCCTCGAATCGGAAAACAATAGGAGATAATAACATGGCTATAACACAAACCTTACCTAATACGTTTAAAAGACAACTATTAGATGCAAGTCAAAATTTTAAAGCTGCCGCAAGTGGTGGAAATGTTTTTAAATTGGCTCTTTATGTATCTACAGCTACTCTTGGTGCAAGTACAACTTCATACACAACTGCTGGAGAAATTACAAACCCGACTGGATCTTATTCTGCAGGTGGAGGAACTTTAATTAATTCTGGAACATCAGTAGTTGGAACAACTGCTTTTACAAACTTTTCAGATATTTCTTTTACTGGAGTTACTTTAACTGCAAGAGGAGCTTTAATTTATAATACTTCACTTTCTAATGCTGCAGTTGCAGTATTAAATTTTGGAGATGATAAATCAGCTACAGACGGAACATTTACAATTCAGTTTCCATTATTTACTAGTTCAGCAGCTATTATTCGTATTTCTTAATAGGAACTTTAGCCCATGACATATGTTGATGGCTGGGGACGCGGAGAATGGGGATCTGGAGCATGGAATGAAAATGCTCCTGTTGAATTAGTTTCTGATAATAGTCTTCGAATAGTAATTGATACTTTAGAAGGTTATACAGTAACTGGAGATGGTAAAGTAACCTTAACTGGTCAAGAATTAAATACTACATTATCATCAATATTTGTATCTATTGATGTAAATCAAAACATATCTGGTCAAGAACTATCATTAACTTTTGGTAATTACGACATACATGCTGGTCAAATATTATTAGTTAGTGGTTTTGAACTAGATGTTACAGAAGGAAATGTAGATCCAGCTCCTGACGTTCCACTTAGTGGAATAGAACGACCTTTATTTCTAGGGGATGTAACTTTTACAATTACAGGAAGATTAAATTTAATAGGACAAGAATTAAATACAGAATTAGCATCAGCTAATATAACTATTACAGCAGGACCTGCAGTAACAGGAGCAGATTTAGGAGCTACTTCTGTTTTAGGATCAGTATTGGCTACGGTAAATAAAAGTTTTTCGATTACAGGAGAACAATTAAATACTCAACTACTTTCTAGAGTTAATTCAACATTACATAACTCAGTTGCGCAAACTGATGTAGATGAGCTACAAATTACAGGAAACATAGACGTTTATAATCAAATAGTTGACAATGGAGTTATTTATCTGGACGGAGATCCACATAAAGAATATATTGGATACTCAAGTAAAGAAGTTTATACTTTTGACGTAGATGTTATTCAATTAAATAATTTAACAAGAGGTCTATTTAATACTCCTCCCGAAACACATCCAATAGGTGAACCATTATATACCTTAACTAGTGTAATTCCTACTTCAGGAACCGCAAATGTAGATGTAACGGGAATACAATTAAATGCTACACTTGGTATTACAGATGCACAGTATGATGCAGTGCTTATAGGAGAAAATGCAACTGCGCTTCTTAATTCAGTGGTGGCTATACCTGGTCAAGAAGTTCCAGTTACAGGGCAAAATACTATTATTGATTTAGGAACTTTAACATTTACAGGAAATGCAAATGTTCCACTAACAGGGCAACAATTAATAGGTAATATAGGTAGTTTTGAGTTTCAAATATGGACAAGAATAGAAACAGGAACTAAAGTAAATTGGACAATTGTTGACACGGCAGCATAAATAAATTAAACATAACATATAAAAATAAGGATAAAATAAATGGCTACTACTTATTCACAAGATCTTAAACTAGCAATAATGGCAACCGGCGAAAACGCTGGAACATGGGGACAAATTACAAATACAAATTTAAATCTTATTCAACAAGCTATTTCTGGTTTTGAGAACGTTAATATCGCTGGAGGTGTGCAGACAACACCTCTTGTAATGTCAAGTGGAGCAATTTCAAACGCTAGAAATGCTGTTATAAAATTATCAGGAACGATAACTGGAAATCAAACGGTAACTGTTCCAGATGGAATAGAAAAAGTATATATCGTAGTTAATGATACTAGTGGTGCTTTTACTGTTCAATTTAAAACAGAAACAGGAACGGGTCCTACTTTCCAAACTACTGAAAAAGGAACAAAAATTTTATTTTGTGATGGAACAAATGTAGTAGATACTGGATTACTTGGTTCTTTAATAGAAGACACTACTCCACAACTTGGAGGAAATTTAGATGTAAATGGAAATTCCATAGTATCAACGTCGGATGGTAATATTACTTTAGCTCCCAATGGTACTGGAAATATTAACTTAGATGCAGATACAGTAAGAGTAGGTGATGCCGCAGCTGCTGCAATCATAACTACAAACGGTGCTGGTAATTTAACTATTAATACAAACGCTGGTTCTAATGCAGGAGCAATGGTTTTTAATCAAGGTACTAATGGAAACATTACATTAACTCCAAATGGAATAGGGAAAGTTAAAATTGTAGGTGGTGGATCAATTAAAAGTTTAACAGAAACAGCAACTGTTAGTGCAACAGCAGCAACTGGAGTAATTAACTACGACGTAATAACACAAGCTGTTCTTTATTACACAAGTAGTGCTAGTGGAAATTTTAAATTAAATTTTAGAGGAGATGCTTCTAATTCTTTAAATTCTTATATGGAAACAGGGGAATCTATTACTCTTGCCTTTTTAGCTACCAACGGTGCAACTGCTTATTTTACGTCTAACTGTCAAGTAGACGGAAGTAATATTACACCAAAATGGCAAGGTGGTGGAGCACCCGATTCTGGAAATCCTTCTAGTGTAGATATTTATACATTCACCGCTGTTAAAACAGCTACGTCAACTTTTACAGTGTTTGCAAGTCAACAACAATTTGCTTAAGGAGAAAGAATATGCCTATTTTAACAACTAGAGGAGCTGCTTCAGCCTCTGGTTTTGGTTTTGGAGTTGGGGGAGGACTTGAAGTTGTTTTAACTATTACTACTGACACATCAAATTATGATTTATATTCTGCAGCAGTATCAGCAGGATATCCAGGATCTGACGATGCAAGTATAATCTTAAATGTAAATCCAGGAGTTAATGTTCATTCTGGATCAACAGGAAGTTCAGCCTTAACTATACCTTCTGCTTTTCCTGCTGCTACGATAGTTACTGTAAATAATGATGGTGTAATTGTGGGTAGAGGTGGAAATGGTGGTTCCGCAAGAGGTGGTCATGGAGGTCAAAATAATGGAGATCCTGGTTTACCTGGAGGACCTGCTATGCTTGTTTCAAGACCAGTTATATTTGTAAATAATAATAGAATATCTGGAGGTGGTGGTGGTGGAGGTGCTGGAGGATCAAGATCACAACAATCAGGAAGAACATACGGCGGCGGTGGCGGCGGTGGTGTTACCTTTGGTGCAGCTGGAGGTGGAGGAGGAAAAGGTCCTGGAGGACCTGCAGGAACTCCTGGAACAGCTGGAACTGCTACTTCTGGTGGACCTGGAGGTGGAGGACCATCTCCTGGAGGAGCTGGAGGAGGATATACAGCAAGTGGAGGAAGCGGATCACCAGGTCAAGGAAATCCGCAGGGTTCAGGAGGAGGCGGTGATCCGCTTCCTCCACTTGCTG